TAAGGAGATTTAGCTATGTTAAATGCTGTCCTCCACTTCTTACTTTCGCTGTTAAGATACTCTACTTTGTCAAATATCCAATCCCTAGTAGCTCTTAATTTTCTGTAAGTATTTACAGGGAAATTAAGTATAGCCCTTGGACTAGCTTTAATTGCACGGATTAATTTACCTATACTTCTTATGTGTATAGCTAACCCTAGAACAATCATGCCACCTGAGATAGACCATGCTATATACCCTTGGTCTTGCCACCATTTGACATCAGTAAACAAAGTCTCTAAAGTATATGACTGAAAAGTTAGAGTCGGGAAATATTCTGCAATGTAAGGTACCGGATTAATATAACTAGCAAATGCTAATGTACCACCACCAATGATAGTAAGTGCTGTAAAAGTATTTAAGGTAAATTTCCCAATACCTTTTAATATTTTTTTTAATTTTTCTTTCATAATGCGTATCCTATTAATAGTCCTGTTACAAGTACAATAGTTAGTACTAACATTATACCACGAATCCTCCCTAGTGATTTGTTGAATTGGTTTTGCATATCAATTAACCTAAGTTTAGTCGTGTTGATATGCTTTTGTAAAAGCTCTAGGTCTTGTTCAGTAACTTCTTTCTTCGGCTTCATAACGAAACCTCCTTAGAATTAAGGCTTGGTGTATTTGTCTTTGACTTTCTTGATTTCTGCTTTCCAAGCATCAAGACCATTGTGATAGATATAATCTAACTGATCAGGTATATCCCCTACAGCTTTTATGTATTCAGATTTTCTAATCTCTTTATAGTCTGCATGGCTTCCACCATTGGTTACAACATCATCTTTGACATCTTGTGCTGCTGCATTAGTTGCCCACTCATCTATCTGTGCATTGTATTCACTATCAGTTAGTTTAATACGAACACCATTAACATTCTTATAAAGCTCTGCATTATCTGATTTAAGCTGTGTTATATGCTCTTCTTTTGTTGCCATAATTTACTCCTTATACCATTGCGTATATATAAAATTTTCCTGCTGAAATATTATCAGTATATGGCAATAAAAGAATTCCATCATATGGTTGTCCTGTTAATACTCCACCTATTCTTTCTAGTTGCCATACATCTCCTGCATCATCATACCACACACCTGCATTTGTCTGAACACTTTGGTAAAAATCTGTAGTTATATGTTCTGTTATTGGAAAGATATCATAAACACCATGAAGTGCTTGTCGTGTAACATTTGTTCCAATATGGTTTACATCTAACATATTGTAATTTCCTGAACCATTTGCTTCAACAAGAGTTGTTTCTCCACTTTCAAGATTACCTTTAAACCCACCAAATTTCATGTTGTCATCAGTTCCTGTTAAAGTAGAACCATTTGCTCTTCTCATAAAATGAACAGTTGTGTCAGCATCAGCTAACTGCAACCCAACTATTACAAGTTTATAGTGTGTAGTTTCTCCGTTAAAAACTCCATCAAATGTTACATTTGCAACTTCTCCTGAGAGTTCTTGCTTTGCTATTAATACAGGATTAGCTGCATTACTTTTACCATAATATCCCATTAATCATTTACTCCATATATTTTTATAGTTCCACTTTCCCAATTCCCACTACTCCAATACCATTTGATTCCTGTCATTACAGTAGCATCATTGTAAGCTACTGCTCCAACTATTGACCTTGTTGTTTCATCTTGCATTTGACCATAGCTTCTATACCCCATAAGTTTAGGAGTTAAAGCATTTGTAGGGTCAAGATAAGCAATGAAATTTCCTGCCTCACTACCATTGGTTCCTATATTGTTTAATACTAATCCAACTGTTTGGTCATCTGCATGACCACTACCTGTTCCACCATTAGCATCAGCACTAAAAAATGCACTTACATAATCAACATCAGAATTTAATCCACTAGCATCTCTGTATTGAAATATTAAATTCTTTTGGTCTGTTGAAGGTCTGCAATCTGTTCCTGTAATTACATATCTTTTATACGCACTAGTAAAAACATTTTCAAAATCTAAAGCAGAATCTCCATCTGATGCTGTCATTTGTGCTACCTTTGCCCAACCTTGTCCTTTAATTGACCCACCAATGTAATTAGAATCTACCCAATTATCTGTATGCCTTCGCTTTAAAGACCTTAAAGGATTAATTTTGTCAGCTAGTTTATATACTCGTATAGATACATTATTAATCTGATGACCACCTGTATTTCCATCACATACAAACTCAATACCATGTGCTGCTGTAGCAGAAGTATTTAATCTTCCACCTATTCCCCATTGGTGCATATAAACTTCGTCTGACCCATTATGAAAATGACCACTATGATATGACATTTTTTCCTGTGAAGTGTTAGGCACACACCACATTTCTGCCATGCCATGCTCGTCACTACCATTGCCTACACCACCAATTATATTAACATAAGCACTTCTGTTTGCTGCATATACATTTCCTGTACTGCCACCACCACCACTAAATCCGTACCTTCCACCTTCATGGTAGTTAGTTATAGATATAGCATTACCACTACTATCAAGCCACCTGTATTGCAAACTTCGTTGGTTATTGTTTGGTCTGAAATCCATTATATGAATAAAGTACATGGTTTCAGATTCAAAAATACTTGTCATTGTGATATTAGCTGTGTTACTTGTCACATCAGAAGAAGCCACAAGAGTAGCTCCTTCTAATGGGTGTGTTCCTAAGTAATTCATGTTACTCCTTACGCATCATCAAATATTTCCCATGACACAAACATTTCTAAGTCGTTGTTTGATGCCCCTCCACCTGCTGTCATCACATCTGCTTCCATCATATAGATTGGATTGTCAATGATCTGAACAGTAGTGTTGGCAGGGATAGATACAGAAGTAGTTAAGTTTGGTGTAGCTATAGCATTACTTCCTAATGTTGTACCTACTCCACTTGTTCCTATACCTGTGAAAGCAATAGTAAAAGTTTCATCTGTCGCTTGTGTATTACAAACATATATTGAATTTATCTTTATTGCTTTATCTGCTGCTACAGTTATTATAGCTTCAGCAGTAGATTGTACTTGAAACCCTGCATTCTGAAAGTATATTGAACTTACACTTGTTATATCGGGATTTGCCATATTGTCCTCTCTTTAAAATATTAATGAAAAAGCTAATGCCTTTCCTGCTGATATACCACCACTAGCTGCTGCCCATGATATATCAGTACCATCACTTGTTAAAACTTCATTAGCATTTCCTACTGCCAATGCTGCAGGATCGCCACTCGCATCTCCGTATATAATCTTACCTCTTGCTAGTCCTGCCATCTTAGCTAGGGTTACTTGGTTATCTGCTATTTCTGCTGTTGCTATTCCACCATCTTTAATGGTTATAGTACCACTAGATGCTGCAAAGTTATCAGAACTAAACTGAGCTACACCTTTAGCAGATGTACTTGCATCATCTCCTGCTACAGTTATTGTGGTTCCTGACACAGATGATGTTAATCCTGAACCACCTGCTATAGTAAAGTCTGCACTACCTGCTGTATCAGAAGCTGTATTAGTATCATCAGCAGTTATCGTAACTCCTGTAATATCTCCATCTCCTGTACCTGCTCCTATATAGCTTCTTAGGTTAGCTCCTGTTACATATTTAAGAACTCCACTATCTGACATTATTATTTTATCAGTATCACTCCCTACTTCTGCCAAGGTTGTTACAGTTGCAGTACCTCCCAAGGTTACATTAGCCCCACTAAAAGTAAGGGCTGTTGTAGTACCTGACTTAATTATTAAGTTACCACTATTGTTAGTGGCTGACCCAAATGTAGTACCACCATCTTTAAAGAATATATCTCCCCCATCAGCATCAAGAGTTAAATCTCCTGACACGTCTAAGTTCATATCAGTTCCTGCTGATTCACTAGAGTTAATAGTAAAGACATCTGTCATAGTTCCATCAACAGCAACTCCAAATCTAATTTGCCCGTCTTCTTCTCCTGCTGTAACATCTACTGCTTCTGCTGTTATACGAGCCATTTCGTGTGGATTACCTGCTGAGTCATTCAAATTAAATGACATATATATTTCATCTCCGTCAGCTCTAGTAGAATTTTTATTAGATAAATCTAATACTTTTACACTTGCATTGTTGGTTGCATTAGCTACATATAAAGGAGATTGTGTAGCTGCAGTATCATTTCTTATATATAATTCTTTAAAGGTACTTTTGTCTGCTCCTTTTCTCCATCTTACTGACCCACCACTGCTAATTTTTATATCATATAATCCGTCTGTAGATATATCCCCGTAAGTCCATAACCCTGCTGAATTTGTTGTAACAGCACTTCCTTCTGTTGAATCATCAGCAGTATCATAAGCTTGTACTGTTGCTCCACTAACAGCAGTTCCGTCATCTTTAAAGACATACCCTTGTAATTTTATTGCCATATTAACCTCTTCCTAGTTGTGAATGGTCCCTATATCGTAAAGCTTCTCTAGTATAATACTCTACATCTTGCATTATGTCATCTTCATCAATAAATATCAAGTGTGTTCCTTCCCCTGCAAGTTGTGCTCTAATAAACAAATCGTTCTGTCGCACAATAGTTCCCTTGCCATAGTGCCAATAAGTTCCTTGAACATTTATAGCTAAATCAGGAGGGTTGTAAAACAAAAAGTCTATTATCATTCCTCCCTTCTGTAATCTGCCCCCTAGTTGTGCTGCTTGATAACTAAAATCTACCTCAGGTACCTTTCCTAATTCAAGTAATTGTAAATAAACCATCTGTTCAGGAGTACTTCCAAATTCTAGATTTTGTTGAGTAGTCATTACGGCTCCTGTAATAAGAGTTGAGTTGATCCTCTTTCGTCATACCCTGTATTCTCTAATCCTTGAGCATTAATTATATCTACATAATAATTTCTAGTGCCACCGGAGTCATCTCTAAAAGTAAATTCTAATAACGTGTTAGAGTCAATCGCTGACAATACATTAGACCTTAAAGCTTTAGGAGTTTTCCCTTTATAAGTTTTATTCATATTAACATTAACTTGCCAACCAAATTTAGTTTCTAGTTTCTTTCTATATTCAAATGTTGTGCTAATAACATCAGGACTATTTGTATTAGTACTTCCCCTAGATAAAACTAATTTAAATTGAATAGATCTAAAAGCAGTTCCTAAACTACTACCAAATGTATATGTTGTTAATCCATTAGAAGTAATTGTTCCTAAAGAAGTGTAAGTAGTTCCATAATCTGTAGCATAACTAACTGCTACTGTTTCTGAGGAACTACAACCTTCTGTTTCTACCTTAAGTTTTAATGCCAACTTATCTATTTCTACTTGGTTAGCACTAAACCAAGGAGTAAAATGAGTTCCTGTTGAAGCATAATTAAATGTTTCTATTTGTGTTGGGTTTATAATATCAGGGTGTAATTGCATATAATACATATATCCATTATGTCCCCAATATAATCTATACGAATCTGTTGTACTTATTCCTCCTCCAACATCAGCTACATAAGCTGCTGTTATTCTTTCCCCTTGATCTGAGGCTACCCATTTAGCTTCCCAACCTGTTTCATTCCAACCCAATATAGTGCTGTATCCTGTAGAAGATGCGATAGTATCAGACTGAGGAGTTGATGGAAACATATCTCCCATTCCTGCAGGAGTGGTTCCATCTACAAATGCTAACAAATCATTATGAGTTCCTAACAATTTATTTATGGAACCTCTCTCATCTGCAGGTAAGCCATGATCTCTGTCAGGACCGACTACAGAGATAACAGCAGAATTAGTGCCGTTAATGTACTTGTATATTCCTAGTCCTGCAGGGATATATACAGAATCTCTCCATCTGACAGAGCCTTTACCATTATCGTTGTGAAAAGGTAAAGCTAATTGAGTTTCAACCCATCTTCCATTAGCAAAATCGTGTGCGTACAACCCTGTTTTTGTCATTGCGTATAATATAGGATCTCCATTTGCATTTCTAGCTACAAATAAATCGGTTACATATCCGTCAGGCAAGGGTAATTTAGCATCTAATGCTTCAGTTCCTATAGTAGTTGCGTACCATAGCTGTCCTGCATTGTCTATTCCCCATAGTTTTTCGTCCCACCAAGCAAGATATTTAGTGTCTCTTGTGCTATCAGTATAACTACTAGCATCTCCTGAGGTGTAAGTATATCCTCCTGTATGGGCTATAACTAAATATAAAGTACCTCCCATTCTTACTTCTAATGCATCTGTTGCCCTGTTAGGTAAAGTGTCTAACGCACTACCAAAAGCATCTGAGGCTGAACCATAACCTGAATTAAACTTATAAACTTTTTGGTCAGACCATATTCCATATATATCGCCATTAAATTCTTGTATTATATCTAACGCATAAGCAGATGTTGCCGAACTATTTGTTGTTTGTACAGACTCCGGTCCTAATACTAAATGTCTTTTGTATCTTAAACTTAAATTACTCCACCATGCTCTATCTACATCTGTAGACCCTTCCATTCTTTCAATACCAATTCCACCTGAAAAATCAGACCACGATACAACACTAGCTCTTGTTTGAGAATCTCTTGTAGTATCTCCTATAGTTACTTTAGGAGGATACAAAGAAGATAGCACAGTTTGAACAGGACGGGTTACAGGATAGTAAACTCCGTTTAAATATACTTCATTCTTAGATACACTTTTATTAGCCATTACCTTACTAGTCTAATGTTTTTTAATAAAGGTAAACTATTTCTATCTTCTGCTGCTTGAGCCAACCAAAATACTGCTGACTGTCTTGAAGCATCAGGATCTTGGTTTACCCCCACAGATCCTGCTTGTAAAGCTATAGCAGTTGCATAAGAAATAACGTATGATTCAGGCACTTCGGTAGTACTTGAATCAGAACTTAATAATGCAGGGGAATCTCCTCCTGCTAGTTTTAATAAAGAAGTTCCAACACTAGTTCTTCCGTCATCTGTTAAAACTAGATCAGCAGTACTTGCTCCTTGAGATGTTCCTTCTCTATCTATTCTCCATAAATGTCTTGGAAGCTTAGTCCAAGTAGCAGTGTCATTTTTAACTGCCCTTATATCATCTAAGTAAACAGTACAAGCTCCTAAATCATTGTCATATTCTAATCCTATAGACACAATTGCTGTATCTTTTTCAGGATTGCTTAGTGAAACTCTACAATGTTTCCAAACATCTGCCGTTAAAGCAGGGACATTTAAGGATTCTAAATCATTTCCATCTGATGTAACTGTTCCGTTATCTAAATGTATTTTTAAATTACCTGCACTAGTAGCCACTGTAGATTTGATCCAAAATTCTAAGTAATCGTATTTACTTAAATCTGCAGAAGAAATAGAGTCGGAAATAAAATCTCCGGCTGACAATCCTGCTGCCATTGTTAGTTTTAAACTGCTTACTTTCTTGTATTCTTCAGTGTCTACTGCCTGAGTTATATCTCCGTCAGTAGTTTCGTCAAATGTGGTACTACAATTATGTATTAACTTTTCAGTAATCTTTGTTCTGTAATATACGTCTTGAATCATAGACAAAGTAGAAGGGATTTCAAACCTAGAATTAATCTTATCTGCTCGTAAAGATAAATCTTCTACAGGATCATATACCCTGCCATTAATTTTCATTATAGCTTGATTAATATATTCATCTATATTTTGAGGATCAAATCCGTCACTCCATAATTCGTAAGTAACACTACCTGCAATAGTTCCTCCTACTGCAGCAAATGTCATTGTTCCTGTAGATGCTGTGTAATCTGTTATTCTTCTAGTAGTGCCATCATAAGTTCCTGAAGTAATGCGAATATAATTCCCTATGTATTCGTCATCTCCTCCAAATAATGTAGCATCTACAGCAGTAGTAGTAGAACCACTACCTGATGTAGTGCCGGTAATCATCTTACCTAAGTTTCTACCTATTGCCTGTCTTAAGTCTTTTCTTGTTTTACTATAAGTTACAGCCATGTTTTATTTCTTCTTTTTTCTTCGCATAGTTTTTTTCTTTTTAGGTGGTCTCCCTCTTTTACTTCCGTATGTCCCTTTTCCCATTGGTGGCATTGCTTTCCTCCTTACTTTGATTTAAAATATCTATTTCATTTTTTAAAACTTTACAAGTATTTTGTAAGCTTTCAATTATTCTTGATTGAGCTTTGTTTATACAAAGTAATTTAAAATATTCATTTTCTTGCATAACATTTTGTATGTCTGCAGGTAATATATTTAAATCACTTGGTATTTCTACTTGTTCTTTTAATTCTTCTGTTATTTTTTCTTCGTTCATTGTTGGTCCCTTCATAATAAATTTTATTGTTTGTACTTTCTGCTCTTTTATTTTTATTAACTCTCATTTCTTCAAGAATCTTTCCAACTTCTTTTTTCTGTTCTTTATTCATTGCTTTCTTTTTACCTTGCTCTCTTACTTCTATAACCCAAGATTCGTATGCTTCTCCTATCATAGTTTCTATTGCGTTAACTGAGTAAGGGTCTGCAGGGGTATAAGGAACATCTGTCAGAATAGATCTTCTTTCTGTAACCGAATCATAAAACCTAAAAGATAAAACTTTAATACTACCTGCCCCGTATTCTCCCAAAAGAGTAACACCTGCAGGTAGTATTAAACGTCTGTCATAAATCTCCGATCCTAACATTTATGATTAAGCTCCTATGTTAAGCCATACTAAAGAGTATTCTGTTGTAGCTGCAACACCCATAACTCCACCGATTATAAATTCGGCACTTGAGTCATCTGCAACAACATCAACTGAACCATCTGTAGTAGAACCTGTCATAACATTTTTACCTAGTACTACAGTACCATTTGTTAGTACTGCTGCAGGTCCTTTGACTTGGTTCCAAAAGTAGTAGTTAGCTGTGATGTCACAAGCAGGAACACCTGCTGCGATACCATCAATATCGTTAACGTCCCATACTTCTACTCCATTATGTGGATTTTTAGCCAACCCTACCTGAGATGAGGTAGTTAGAGCTGTTGCTACTTTATCAGTATCATATATGTTAACTGTTAAAGTTGCACTTGTTGCTGCTGATGAATGGTTTTTGATCTGCCAAATTTGACCTTCTCCATTCACATCATTTACAAAAATGTAACCATCTTCGTAATCTCCAACTGTTGTACTACTTCCATCATAGGAACCTGAACCTGTTATAGCTGTTGAGCCACCATTTGTTACAGTCATTTGTGTAGCCCCTGCTGAAACTGCTCCTGCTATTGCTAAGTCTTTAATATGATCTGAAGCTGTTTGAGGTTGCATTGTAACCTTACCTGCTGTGATTGCTTCTCCCGAGTATGCGTAAACAAACTCTCGCCCATCAGGTAATATCATTCTTGCTCCAATTCTATTTTTCTTAGCAGAAGTAGTAGTCTTTTCCATGCCGGGGGAACCCTGTATAATTGCCGGAAATGCCATAATATATTCTCCTATATTTACTGCTAGAGGACAAGCCTCTAGGACCAACCGATTATTAAAATCGTATAAGCTCGGTCAATCGTTACACTTATACTAAAGAAAGGAGTTAAGAAGTTTTTGATTCCTTCTTAACTTCCTCAACCTTTTCTTGTTTAGGATTGCAAATGCATTTCTTACCTCGAGCTTCAAGCTTACACCTGTTATCCCAAGGTATAGGGAATAATCCTATTAACCCTTTCTTTCTTTGTGTTTCAGGATCATTTGGTAAATTTGGATATTCACTTCCACATTTAACCTCAAGTCCTCCATCAACATTAAACTTAGGAATATGATTATAATAAGTTGACTTAGGTTGGTCTGATCCTAATAAGGAAACATCATAACCTTTTAACCCAACATTCCTTCGTTGTTCATTAATCTGAGTTCTTAATTCTTTTTTATTATGTCCGTAAAAATGATTTACCATTTGGTCCTCTCCTTAACTATTAGTTATTAGTTGCTAAAGCTGCAGCATCAAACTTAAGTCCTGCTCCTCTAGAATCATCTAACTCAAAGACACCATAGTCTGACGTAATGACGACCTCTGTCCCACGTAAACTCGCATCACGCTGTCTCTCTGTTCTAGTTTCTACAGAACTAAGTACTGCCATAGCAGATTTATCAGCTATAACACCTGTCGCATCATCTGAAGAATCAACTGTTAAGTTACCATCTTCAAAGATTGGAACTCCGTTCATTGGTCTTAGTCCACTCCAAAAGTTTTTAAGAAGATCTGCTGACCAACCATCAGGAATTGCGTTAGATGCTGCTGCTGCTACAGTAGCTACCTCTTTTGATAAATAAGCAACAGAATTTGGGTGGTGTAAGATATAAATCTGACTACCAAATTTGTTTGCTTTTGCGTATGTAATAGCTCCATGAAGGTTACTAGATTTCATGTACTTTGTAGCTGCTCCTAATAGAGTTCCTCCGTTAAGAGAAGAGTACAAAGAATGAACGTCTGTATCTTTCTTTCTTGCCATTGCATCTCCAAGTTGTCTCCCTATAATGGAAAAGACATTATTCTGTTGTTCACGAACAAGCTTGTCGGTAAGTATAACCTTAGCCCCTACCTCTGCTGCTGTTAAATCAACAGTGGTCATTCCAATTTCTTGTTCATCAACTATGTCTACTCCATCAGTGAGATCGTCAACTTGCATCTGCCCTACTTTAGGGACAGTTACTTGTTTAGCTCCTTTTGGAAGATTAAACTTCTCAATTAAAGCCATTGCAGGAGCATTGTGCTCCTCGGTATATCTAGCTGCTGCGATTATAATCTTACTCGCATTTTCTAAACTACCTGTTGTTGCTGTTTGTGCCATTATAGACCTCCCAATTTACAACAATGTTGATAAATTATAGACCTGTTGCCCTCCTAGCTGCAGCCTCAGTGTCAGCATTTCTAACACCTTGGTTGTAAAGATCGAGTAACCTGTCCTCACTCGTTGAAGCAGATGGTTCTGCCTGACTATTGTCAAAACTCTGAGGAGGAACTTGCTTGTCCTTGTATTTTGCAAGTTCATTCTCTAGATCTTTAATTTTCTTTTCTTTTTTTGCAAATGCTTCCATAGATTTTGGATCTTCAAATTGCATTAGTTGTTCGGGATCTACTCCATACTCTTTTTGAAAATGCGTTATTGCATTAAACTTTCCTTTCATATGTTCTAGTTGAGTATTATAGTGCTTTTGTACTTCGTATTCTCTATTAATTTGTTGGACTTGCATATTAGCAATTTGTTGAGCTTGTTCGGGCATATACCCTTGTTCTTCTAATTGTTTTCTATAAGTATCTGCTTGTCGTATTACATCATCTTGTCTTTGTTTTTCTTCAAACTCTTTAATTCTTTCGTTTTGTTGTTTGTAATAATTTTCTTGCTCTTTAGATATCCCGTCCCACTTAGGAGCTTCTGTCTTTTCTTGGGTAGTACTTGATTCTTTTTGAGCATTATCAGAAACAACAGCAGTCTCTTCAGTTGTAGTAGTTTCTGTACTGCTAGTTTCAACAGTAGTATTTTCTGTAGAAGTTTCTGTGTTACTTTCTGATACAGGCGTTGTATCAGAAGGCACAGCTTCTGTTGTAGACTCAGCCGTTGTGTTGACTATGTCATCAGAAAATAAGTTTAATTGATCTGTATTGTTTTCGTTTACCATAATATTCTCCTTATTATATATACTATATTATTATTCAATTGGCAACCCCTTCCTTGTCGTCCCATTCATGTCCATGTCTATATTATAGTATATCATCATTTGTAACAATTCGGGTGTTAGCTTACGATCCTCTTGTACAGGTATGTCTAATACACCACTTCGGAAAGAATCAAAATTGTATGTTTTTATATGCTGTTCTCTAAGTATTTGTGGCAACCTATATCTTTCCCATGCAGCAACATAACCACTACTGTAAGTTCCGTCTTTGTTATATCCGTAAGCAAATATATTTCTTAATACTCCAAAAGGTATAGATTTATTGTGTTGATTTCTCATTGTATACTTCCATTCTTCTGTAACATATTTGTTAAGTATATTAGGATTTTTTTCTATAGCTTTAATAGCTTCATCTGTAAATCTTTTTCCTTCTTCTTTGTCTTTTAATTCAGATAATCTAGGAGCATATTTATTTTCCCATTGTTTTTTGTTTTCGTTGTATATAGTAGAGTTTATTCCTAATTCATATTCTGCATTTTTAATAGCTTCTATATATTCTGCATTAGCTCTTTCATTATCATCTTCTATTTTACTAATATCTTTATCAGGACTAGGACCAAACTTTATATTAAATATAGTGTCTGTTCTTTCGTTCCATTCTTTTTCTATATCTATTACTTTTTTATATAATTCCCATGATAAACTTGCAGAGATTGGTCCTTGTGGAGTAGAGCTACCGGTTATATCTCCTCTTTTAACTGCATCTATTATATTAGGATCATTAATTTTCCATTTATTATTTTCATCTACTACTACTAATGTTGACAATTTAAATAGTCTAGCCTTTAATACTTCTTGATAAGTTAAATCATCTCTACTTCCTGACTTACCATTGTATATATCCATAACTTCTTCTATAGTTCTTTCAGTATTAGGAATAATGCTTTCTGTATCAGGTACAAGTTGCCCTGCTAATGATTGCATATAAGGTTCTAGTTCGCTAAATCTATATCTTGTTCCATCTTTCCCTACAAAATAAGTATGAGTAACTGTATCAGCAGTAAAATAAGGATTAGCTCCTGCTCCAAATGTGCTTAATCCCATCATTGCCCAAGGAACAAAAGCATTACCACCATCTTCAGGAGGTAAAGAGTTCATAAGTATTTCAGCACTTTCTTTTGCGTTCATACCTATAACTAAATCCCATAGATCTTCTGTCCAATCAAACTTCTCCCCCATAAATCCTTCTCCACCTAATTCTGTTTCCATAAAGTCTGCTAACTTTCCTAGTATAGGGTTTGCTTTGCTTCTTAAAAATCTCATTGCACTTTCTAATCTATTAATTTCATACTCTCTATCTGTTCCACTTGTTACTGTTTGTCCTGTTATTAAGTTTGCTATAAATCTTATTGAAGGACCATACCCTCCTATTACATCTACTCTTGCAGGACCAACTACAACTTTACCAAAGTCAGAACTTTTTGGATCATACCCTACATAAGCATCAATTTCATAATGCTTAAATGTTTGATGCAATCCATACAAGGCTGCTCCTAAAGTACTTACACTTGCTACAAAATCAGGGATATGCATTAATTTTAATCCCCAATCAGGTATTACGAATTTTTTTCCATTAGGTAATGTAACATCAAATCCTTCTCCATTATAATATTTAGTTAGCCCTAATTTTTTTGCAAGAGGAGAATTACTTAAAAAAGAAGTTCCCCCCATTTCTATGTTTACCCAATAAGGTTTTCCTGATTTTGTTCTTTTTAAATGTGCATCAATAAATCCTGTCATAGTAAGGTTACTGTCAATACTTGAACTCCCCCCTATTTTTTTCCCTTTTTGTATTATCATAGGAACTCCCAATACTACTTTAAATCTTGATACTGCTAATTTAAATGCCCAAAAAATATTATTAACAGTAGATTCAAATAATTTATTAAAAGGTCCCGATTTTGGAACAAGTTTCCCTGTATCAGGATTTCTTTCAAACATAAAGTTAAGTCTTCCTGCTCCTGTAGCAGTATTAATTCCGTCAGTTATTGCATACAAATCCATGTCTGACATTTCTTGGAACCCTGATTCTTCAGGAGTTCTCCAAGTTCCATCTTTGTTTTGCAAAAACGGATCGCTTTTATGAATCCAACCTTTCCTTCTAGCTGCCATTATTTGTTGTTCAAACCTTTGGAATCTTAACCAATTTAATACAGTTGTGTATCCTCTTTCAGACATCTTTGCCCAAGGAACTAATCTAGCAGCTACTGTTTCAGAACCAAATAATTCTTCTCCTTCTGCTGCTTTAAATTCGGGATTAAAATAATTAGTTAAAGCTCTTTTATTTTTATTAGTTACTGTTGCCCATTCTTCTGATAGTGATTTAGAATCAGGGGTAATTACTTGAAGTCCTGATTGCTCTGCCATTTCAAATAACTCATGGTCTACTAAAGCATCATGTATTAATTTAGTTCTACTAGAACTAATAAATGACAACATACTATTTGATGTAGCTCTTAAAGTTTGTGGCAAAAGCATAGGGTTAACTGCATACAACCACCCTTGTCTTAACAATCCTGAAAGATCTAAAGATGACATTAAAGTTTTAGGAGTTTGAAATAAAAGTTCAGTTGCTATATTCCATGTTTTCTTTGCTAATGTAGTATTTTTCTTTTTAGAAGCAGCTATTCCTAACTGCTCTCCTTTTTTACCAAAAACTTTTTTAAGCAAATCTATTTCATATCTATTAGGAACTTCTCCAAATAATATTCTTCTTAATGCTGTATTAGTATTAGTATAATCATAAGGTTTTATTTTATTTGCGTGATATTGTAAACGAATTTCATTAAATAAAACTTGTATTTCATCTGATAACATAGACCCTTCTTCATTTAAAGGTTCTACCCAATAAGGTTTTTCTTTATTAAACCCTACTAATGGTTCGTAATAAACAGTTGATTGTTTAACTCCTCCTAATGATTCTTGTGCTCGTGATGCTGTTTCTAAAGGATCATCTATACCACCTGCCATAGGACGAGAAGATTGTATTGCTGAATTAATTCTCCCTGCTTCTATACTTCTTTGTTTACTTATATTTGATTCTATTTCATCTCTATATTTTGGAGCTGCTACAACTCTTTCTATTACTTTATCTAAAACAGCTTCGGTTCTTGCACTTCCTATAGTATTAGGAAGAGCATTGTCATTTTGTTTTGTAACTATGTCTACCCCTGCTTGTATTTTATATTGATCTAAAGTTTTTTCGTCTCCTTTTACTACATCAAAACTTCTTTTGTTCCACCATTCTGACATAGGTTTCCCTGTTTTTTTCGACCAACTTGCAGCTCTTGCTTGTACTGAAGCTAATCCTGATTCTGCTTGTTGTTTAGAAACACCAAACGCATCTACTATTTTATCTGACAAACTTTCCATATCTGATGATTTTAAAAATTCTTTTATATTTTCATCAGATACGTCATCAGGAATTTCGTCCCATAATTTTTTAAATAATTTGTTTAATTCATTTAAATTTTTACCATGAATAAAGTCAGCCCATACATGAACTTTAAATAAATAAAGAAGTGCTCTTAACATATTTTTAAATGGAGCTACTAAAGAAGGATCAGGAGTTTTATTTTTTATATAATAATCTTCCATTCCCTGAGCAAAAGCTTCTTCAGCTTCTGTATCCCATCTTCCATCTTTTACTCCGTAATATTCATTAACTATTCTTAATTCGTCATCATCTAAATCTCTTCTTAACATATGAGATAATTCATGAACATAAGTTCTTAATCTTATATCAGCAGTATCTCTTGGCTTAAGAAAAACATGAACTACATTTCCGTCTCCATTGGGTCCGTGTTCAACTAATGCTTTAACTTCTCCGTTATCTATCCTAAATGATGCTTCTGTAGCAGGGTCGTTTTTCAAATCCCAATAGTTATCAATTAATTTTTGTGGTATTTTTACATTCCAACTTCTTTCATTAGGTTGCCAAAATACTCCGTCTTGATTATAGTCAAGATGTCTTTTATTAATATCAAAAGGAATTACTTTAATATCCCCTTTTTTATAAGGTTCTTTTAATGATTTACTTTTTAATCTTTGATCCATTATTGATGCCATCATTTTAGGATAATCATCATAATTTTTAAACTGCCTTATTCCTCTTACTGTTTCTGCTTGGTTACTATTTCTTATTGCTATTTCTAGAGATGTAGGGAGTACAATATTACTATGTCCCCCTTCTATAGCTTTATTTAATATCGTATTTAAAGTTTCTCTTTCTACAGCAGGACTGAAAGATTTTTCTGATACAGGATCAAAAGTAGAGTGTCTCATTCTATCTCTTACGTAATCGTAAACTTCCCAAAATTGTTTTGAATCATAACCTTTGCTTTCAGGAGAAGCAAATAATTGTTTAAGAATATTTTCATGGAAAACAATATTAGAATCAGTTATATCTTTTGCTGTTTTGTTATCAGCTCCTCCGTTTACTATCACTCGTTCCCCACCTATTACCTTGTCCTCAGGCATAAATGCTTTGTAAAAAGTTTCCCCTTCTTCTGTTGTGTGCTTTTCAAACTGAATTCCTTGAAGCCAATAATTTTGTATTCTATAACCTTTGTCCCAATTCTCAGCCCAATTTCCTCTTGCAAATTTTTCCCACTTTTCAGTTTGATTTACTTCAGGTTTTGGAACATCTTTTAAAAATAAATCTATAAAATCGTCAAACAAAGTTCCATCATTAATCCCTGCTTTTATAAAATCATTTTTAACCCAATAATCTTTAGTATAAATATCAGG